TTCAAGTTGGAGATGTAGTATTTATCAACCATAAAAAAATAGCTAATACTAGAACATTTGAAATTTTAAAAATTAATAATAAAAATATTAAAGTTAGAGATAGAGATAATAATTCATTACTTACAGTTTCACCTTCACTATTAAGCAAATAAAAATTATGACAAAAAATGAATTAATAAATGTAATTACAAGTCTTAAAATAGACTTAAAATACCTTAAAAAAAATTTACAATTTAGATTAGATGGTAATGACATAGAAGGTACAAATAAAAAATATGAAAACCAATATCCTGCCTTAGCAGGTACATTTGAAGCATATGCTAAAATGGATAATACTACTTTTAAATTAGCAATAAAGTCAATAGACAAAATGCAAGAAGATTTAAAAATAAATTAAAAGTAATGCACAGGAAGCTTGGATACCCGGAAGAGCTTTCGTATATTTACGGGGTAAATAAGGCGCGAAGCCGGAAAACAAAATAAAAAATAAAAGTTATGATCAACACAGAAAATTTACAATCAGCAAAATTTATGAGTAAAGAGGTAATTAATAATGCAGCTCCTTCAGTATTTACTACTATACCTTCAGATGAGGTTTCAGATAAATATACTCATATTCCAACAGAAAAAGTTATTGATGATATGGATTCATTAGGTTGGGGAGTTGTTGAAGCTAAAGAAGTTAAAGCTAGAACTAAACATACAAAAGGATTTCAAAAACATTTATTAGTTTTTAGAAATGATGATATTGTAATTAATGGAGAAGATGGTGACACAGTTTTTCCACAAATATTACTAACAAATTCTCATGATGGTAAAAATGCTTTTACATTTACAGCTGGGTTATTTAGAATGATTTGTGAAAATGGGTTAGTTATTGCAGATACTGAATTTGAAGATGTTAAAATGCGTCATATGGGTTATACATTTGAAGATCTACAGGTAATGATTAAAGAAATGGTTGAAAAATTACCATTAACTGTTGATTCTATGAATAAAATGAAAGAAACAGAATTAGAAGGAGAGCAAGTATTAGAATTAGCAAAATCATTACTTGATATTAGAGTTGAAGGAACAGATAATACATTTAATGATGTTGCAATTACTAATGTATTAGAATCTCAACGTAAAGAAGATGAAGGAATGGGGTTATGGGAAGTATTTAATAGAATACAAGAAAATATTATTAATGGAAATTTTTATTATAATACTAAATCAGGAAAACAAAGGCAAGCTCGTATAATTAAAAACTTCAAACAAGATATTGATTTAAATAGATCAATGTTTGAAAAAGCTTTAGAATATGCTTGTTAATAAGCTAATATATGCGCATGAAATCGCGTTAATTCGCGGTTTTAATGCGTTATATAACAATTATAATACATATACTATAGAATATTGTGATATTAATAAAAAATTAAATATATGAGTTGGGAAAATTTATACCCAAAAGAAAATAATTTAGTAAAATTAACTATTGATAATGGAGGATTTATAAAACCTCTATTAATCCCAGGAGATAAAACTGGGGGTACAGGTTTATGTAATGCTTCTGTTTATATTGATGATAAAGAGGGAATTATAGTTAGTATAAGGCATGTAGGATATATAATGCATCATGTTGAATTTAATCAAAAATATTGGGGAATGTGGGGGTGTATGCAATATTTAAATCCTGAAGATTTTATTTATTTAGAAACTATTAATTATTTATGTCATTTAGATGAAGATTTAAATCAATTAGACTACCATAAAATAGATACTGCTAAATATGATAAAAAACCACTTTGGGAATTTATTGGGCAAGAAGATATAAGAATATTTAGGTGGGATGATAAATTTTATACTTGTGGGGTAAGAAGGGATATTGATAGTATTGGGACTGGTAGAATGGAAATGTGTGAAGTTACTTCAAGTGAATTTGGATTTGAAGAAATAACTAGAGATAGAATTGAAGTCCCAGAAAGTGATGGATATTTGGAAAAAAATTGGATGCCTGTTTTAGATATGCCTTACCATTTTATAAGACATGCTGATCCTATTGAATTAGTAAAAGTTGATCCTAAAAATAATTCTTGCATTGCAGTTGTGAAAAAACCAATATCTAAAAAAATCGCTCATACAAAGTTAAATGGGTGTGATTTAAGAGGAGGTTCACAAGTAATACCTTATGGTGATTATAGATTATGTATAACACATGAAGTATTTTTTCCTGGGCATCATGTAGGTAATAATAAAGATGCACATTACTATCATAGATTTGTATTTTATGATAAAGATTGGAATATAGTTAAAATATCAAAAAGATTTAAATTTATGGATGCTATGATTGAATTTAATTGTGGGTTAGCTGAAAGGAAAGAAGATTTAATTATTACTTTTGGATATCAAGATAATGCTGCTTATGTATTAAGTATGCCCAAAACCGTTTTAGATAAAATAGAATATGAAAAATTATAAATTAGAACAATTATTAAACCAATATATTAATTCTCCTAGAGATGCAATTATTAATTTTGAATTAGCTTGTGAATATTTTAATATTAAACAATATGCTCCAGCTATTTCTTATTATTTAAGGTGTGCTGAATTATCTAATAATGATGAGTTAGTTTACGAAAGTTTGTTATGTTCTTGGAATTGTATGTTAAATTCTGGTGGGAGAAAAACATTTGAAAAAACTCAATTACTTCAGTTAATATCACAATCCCCAAATAGACCAGAAGGGTATCTAAGTATATGTCAATGGTATGAATTTAATGGAAATGATATGGGTAGAGAAAAACAGTTTTGGCAAATTTATTCATATGCTTGTATAGGGCTTAACCACATTAAAAATAATAAAGAATTTAAATATTATAATAAATACCCAGGAGGATATAGTTTATTGTTTTATAAAGGATTTGCGGCATACCACATAGGCCAATTACAAGAAAGTAGAGATATTTTTATAGATCTTTATAATAATTATGATTTAAATGGTGATTATAAAGATTATGTAATGAATAATATTAATAATTTAGGACTTGGAAATGAAATCAATCAATAAAAAATCTATTCCTGTTATAGGAATCCCTATTGTAAATGGGTTACAATGGTTAGAAAAATTGATTCTTTCAATTGACTATCCTGTAGATAATGTGTTTATAATTAATAATAGTGGTTGTAAAAAATTTAAAGAAAAATTAGAAAATCTAAGAGAAAAGATTATTTTTTTAAATTTAAATGTTATTAATTTACATATAACACATTTACCTTCTAATTTAGGAGTTCCTGCTGCCTGGAACTTAATTATTAAATCATTTTTAATGGAACCTTATTGGGTAATTTCTAATCATGATGTTTCTTTCACCCCAGGTTTATTAGAAGAAATTGCTAATGTGGCACAAGATAAAGATGTAAGTTTAATTCATCCTAGAGCTGGGGAGTTTAATATTGGTACTTATGATTTATTTGCTATAACAGAAATGGGAGTTAAAATAATAGGATTATTTGATGAAAATTTATACCCAGCTTATGGAGAAGATAGTGATTTTATTATGAGAATTAAAAATTTAGACCCTAAAACTATAAAAGGTTTAAAGAATAAATATTTTCATGGTAATGAAATTGTTGATAATAGTAATGAAAGTTATTATAAAAATGCTCAACAAACAAAAAAAGAAGACCCACAATTAGAAGTAAAATTAGAAAAAGTAAATTTAATAAATTTTGAATATTTAAACCAAAAATGGGGAAATCATTGGAGAACATTATCTCCTTATATTACCCCCTTTAATAATCCTGAATATCCTCAATCCTATACTACTTGGGATTTAAGTTTTATTAGAAAAAAATATTTAGGATTTTAACATTAAAAATAATAATATGAAAAAAGAATATGAAAATAATTCAAATCCAAATTCAGATTGGGGGATTATAGAAACTAATAAATTTAAAGTAAACCCTACTGCTAAAAAAAGGGTTTGGGTAATTGATGATTTTTATGAAAACCCTAAAAATGTAAGAGAATATGCTTTAGACCAAATGTATTGGGATAAACATGGGGCTGTAGGTTGGAGGACTAGAAAACAATTTATTTTTGAAGGTGTAAAAGAAAAAATTGAATCAACTATGGGGTGTAATATTACTAAATGGGCTGATACATATCCTGTATGCGGGGTATTTCAAGCTGGATTTGGTGGTGCTGATGGTATTCCTCCACAAGTTTATCATTGTGATGATCAACAGTGGGCAGCTATGGTATATTTAACCCCAGATGCCCCATTTGAAACAGGAACAAAAGTTGTAGCAAATAAAAAATCAAAAGTATTTCATGCATCTCAAAGTAATGATATAAATGATTATTTTCCCCAACAAGAAACTTTTTGTGATGGTACTTTATTTGAAAATGTAGATACATATGGAAATGTTTATAATAGAATGATAATATTTGATGGGATGTATATTCATAGTTCAATGGCTTATTTTGGTCATAGTATAGCAACAGGTAGATTATGGCAAATGTTCTTTTTTGATGCTGATTTGCAAAGGTAATAATTAATAAACAAATAATAAAATGGATAAATTTCAAGAAGAGTTTTTGGATAAAGTAGGAAGTGATGAAATAATTAAAATTTCTAAAATAATTAATAGAGTAAATAGACAAGAAAAATTAGTTGAAGTTGTATACTATGCTTTAACAACAATGTCTAAATCAGATGGAAATATGTCTCCTCTTTTAGCACTACAGATTGCTGAGGAAGATTGGGATATATAATAAATCTTTTATATATTTATACCATATGATAAATATGGATAATATATTTGATTTATTTGGACCAAATGATGATTTTAATGGAGTAGATAATAGTACTACTTATATGGATTTTAAAAATACTCCTACTTATTGGGTAGGTATGTATAAAAAATTAATATTAAATCATATAAGTTTTAATAAAAAAATTCTTAAATTCTTCAAAAAAACAGATAAAGATTTAAATTTGAATGAAATTAAAGAAGCTGGAGAATATGTGACATATAATAAAGCTTGGTTATATATTAAAAGAATAAATCTATCTAAAAAAGAACATATAAAGGGGATTGAAACCTATGCCGATGAACATTTAGATACAGCATTAAAATTAGGTATTAGTTTTTTTATAGAAACAGAACAATACGAAAGATGTGCTCATCTTAAAAAAATATTAAAAAGCCTTCCAGAGTAACTTGGATCCCCAAATTATTTTATATATCTTGGATATAAATTAATATTAGGTATTAAGGTACAAATGTTAATAAGATATATTGAGTAAGAGATATTAGATAATAAAAACAATAAGTATTAAAATATAAAACATACTAACATACTAAATAATTATGAGAAATAAAAATACATGCATGAGATTAATGGATAAACTAGATGGAAGATTCCAACAACTAAAGTTTATTTTAAGCAGACCTAACGCGGATACTAAAGAATTTACAGATATAATTAATGAATGTAAAGAAATAGTTGAAGAAACAAAATCATTTTTAGATCGCGAACAGGAAACAATATAAACAATACAAATAAAAGTTATGAAACTATCAGCAGAAAAAATACAAGCTAATTGGGTTGATTTTATAAATAATATTGAAAATTATATTTCATCACCTCGTAAAGAACAATTAATTAAATTTTATGAAACCTACGCAGAGCGTATTATGCTTATGCCAGCGGCTCATAAAAAAGAATACCATTCAGCATTTCCAGGGGGATATGTTGATCATGTTAATAGAGTAGTCCATGCAGCTTTATCAATGTCAGATGTTTGGAAATCCTTTGGTTGTGATATGACTACATTTACAACTGAAGAATTAGTATTTTCAGCTATTAATCATGATTTAGGAAAAATGGGTGATGCAAACCATGAAGCATACATCCCTCAGACGGATAAATGGAGAAAAGACAAATTAGGTGAGGATTATATGTTTAATAAAGAACTAGCATTTTCAGCGGTACCTGATAGAGGGTTATTTTTACTCCAAGATAATAATATTAAATATACTTTTAATGAAATGGTAGCTATTCAAACACATGATGGATTATATGATTCAGCTAATGATAAATATTTAAAAGGATGGATGCCAGAACAAAAACCTCGTACTTCTTTACCTTTTATATTACATCAAGCTGATATGATGGCTGCTAGAATTGAATTTGAAATAGAATGGTTACCTAAATTTAAAAGATCAGATAATACAGATAAAAATAATTTTACAATTAAATCACCAAAATCAACTAAATCTAAAGCACTTAGTAATATATCAAGCCCAGGATTAAAAAATATGTTAGACAATTTATAATATGGAAACAATATTAATATCAATTTTATCAGCATTATCAATAGTATTAGGATTTGCAGTTTTTAACCTAATGAAAAAAAATGAACAGCAAGAAGATATCTTAGTTGAGTATATGAAATATTTAAATAAAATATCAAAAGCAATAGAAGTATCAGATGTAAGATTAAAAAAATTAGATGCTCAAGGAAGATTTCAGAGTGATGATGAAATAGGTTTTTTCTTTAAAACAGTTATGACAATACAAGATTTATTAAACGGGTTTAAAATTAAAGATATATAAATGTCATAAATGGATAATATAATAAAAGCAGCAAAGAAAAAAAGACAAAAAAGAAACTATTTCACTCAAGAAACTGAAAATGCAATTGTTCAATATAATATAAGTAGTGATAAAAAATTTAAAAGTGATATATATTCTAAAGAAATACATTATCCTTTTTATAAACTAACAGAAAATATAATTCATACTTTTAAATTCTACTATACTGATGGTGTAGAAAATTTAGAAGATTTACAACATGAAATAATGGTATTTCTTTTAGATAAAATTCATCTTTTTGACCTATCAAAGGGAGCAAAAGCATATTCTTATTTTGGTACTATTGTAAAAAGATGGTTAATTATATATAATCAAAAAAATTATAAGAAAAAAATAGATTCTGTAGATATGGGTGATATTACTAAACATCAAAATTTAGATATAAGTGATGATGCTGTATTTGTTTTAAATTCAAAATTAGAGCAAACTTCTGAAAAATTTATAGAATCAGATAGAAATTTTGGTGATGAATTATATACCAAGGGATATAAAGAAGGAGATAGATTATCTATTTTTATTGATTTATATGTAAAATATATGACAGAAAATATTTATTCATATTTTCCTAAAGAATATGATGCTCAAATAGCTGATTGTATTTTAGAATTATTTAGAAAAAGAGATGCTATTGATGTTTTTAATAAAAAGGCTCTTTATATATACATTAGAGAAATGATTGATGTTAAAACTCCCAAAATTACTAAAATAGCTAATAAACTTCATAAAGTATTTAAGGATAAATATTTAGTATATTATGACAGAGGTTATTTTCCTTCTTAAAAGTTAAAAAATCTAATATTTATAACCAAAAATTATGGGACAACTAGATTCAATAGTATTTGGTAACAAAAAATTTTCAGATATTTTACATGAAATATATGATAATCAAACTACTAAAAAACAACAAATAACTTCTTTAATAAGTGAGTTAAAACCTTTAATTCAAGAAATAGGTGATGCTACTTTAATAGTACCTTTAATAAAAGAATATTTAGAAATAGGAGTTAAAAACGATGAACAATTAATTAAAATGGCTACTATTATCCAAAGAGCAGTAAATAATATTAATGATGAAAGCGAATTTGGAATTTCTGAAGAAGAAAAAGCTGAATTATTAGCTGAAATGGATAAATTAGAAAGAGTATCTAAAGATCTAAAAAAAGATAAATAATGGCTAAAATTCCAACAGGTTTATCTTCTTTTGGTTCTAAATCTTCTAAAAACCAATCAACTCCTACAATATTCCCAGTAAGGGTTAAATATATTTTTTTTAATGATAAAGATTATCCTACTCAGTGGGATGATTATGGACAATATGCTAGTATAGGTAGTATATTATTTGAAGAAATAAATAATCCTGGTAATAAATCTTTAGATTCATTTAGTTTAGCTCGTCCTTTATATTCTAATATTAAACTATTACCTTTAATAAATGAAATTGTATATGTAATGTCTCTTCCTGATGCTACATTACAGGTAAATGTTGATGGGGGTAAACAATTTTATTATTTTCAAAGTATTAATATATGGAATAGTATTCATCATAATGCAGTCCCAAACCCACTTGCTAATAGTCCTACAAATGCAGAAAATTATTCTGAAACTGAAGCTGGGGTTGAAGTCCAAACCAATGAAGAAGATGGTGATATTAATTTAGGAAATACTTTTAAAGAAAGAACTGGAATTAGAAATTTACAACCCTATGAAGGTGATGTTTTATTAGAGGGAAGATGGGGTAATACTTTAAGATTAGGTAGTACTATAAATGATAGCACACCCCCAAACCCTTGGTCAGATAGTGGAGTGAGTGGTGAACCTATAATTATTATAAAAAATGGTCAATCCGAAACTGAAAATGATCCTTGGATACCACAAGTAGAAAATATTAATACAGATAAATCATCTATATACTTAACATCAAATCAAAAAATACCTATAGGAGCAGCTAGTACTGATTATAGTTCATATACACCGGCCTTTGGTGAAGTTCCTGCTTCACCTGGAAGTTATACTGGTAATCAAGTGATATTAAATTCTGGTCGTTTACTATTTAATTCTAAAAATGATCATATTTTACTTAGTTCTGCAAGAACAATATCTTTTGGAGCCCAAAAAGGTTTTAATTTTGATACTCCCTCTAATTTTGTTGTTAAAGTTGGAACTAAAATAATGTTAGGAGATAAAGAAGAAAGTACTACTGAACCTTTAATATTAGGAGATAAATTTTTAGGTGATTTTCAAAAATTACTTACTGATTTAGCATCTTTAACTACAGCTTTAGGAACTGTAGGTACACCTGTACCTTTTACTCCTAATATTGCAGTTGCCCAAACAGCTACTAAAGTAGGTTTACAAGCACAAGCTATGTTAACTTCAATTGAATTTTATAAATCTAAAACAACAAGAACTTTATAATGGCCCTAGCAAAATTTATATCTAAAATAGTAACAAGTATAACTAAAGTTACTTTTCAATTTAATAAAACTTTAGATGTATTAATCTCACAATTTAAGGATAGTTGTCCAACAACTGATGAATTAGAACTTTTAATATACCAGAAAAATCAAATTAATGGTGCATTACAACAAATACAACAAAAAATAGCAACTTTGAATAAAGTAGCAGATGGTTCATCATCAGCAGTAGATGCTTTAGGTAAAGGAAAAACAATAATTAAACAACTACCTGCACCTTCAGCTGTTCCTCCAGGTGTAGGATTACCATTAAATATTTTTAATAATTTTTCTGATGCTTTAGATAATTTAGGAACTTTAATAGATAAATCTAAAGCCTCTTTAGATACAATACCTGATGCTTTAGATTTAATTAAAAAAGATGTTGGAGAAGTTATTACTAAATTAAAAGAATTTGATGCTGCTTTAAATAAATGTTTAGAAGAAGATCCAAGTATAACACAAGATGCTGATGGTAATTTTATTATTAATGGTGAAAAATTTACATTAGAGGTTACAACAGGTAATTTTATAGAAGTTTTGACGGAGGAAGATTTAGAACTTTTATTACTAAAACCTCCTGGATTATTATATGGTGATTATTATTTAAGATTAACCCTTTTAAATGAAGATGATTTTTCTTTTATAAAAAAACAAATAATTGCCCAAAATAAAGAATCAGTACCCCCACCGGGAGAATATTATAAAGAAGGTACTCCTGTTGAATTTTTATATGGTGATAAATCATTTTCATCTTCAACTTCTGTTTTAATTGAAGAAATGAAATGGTTAATTGATACTAAAGATTTAATCTTTCCACCACCTCCACCAGCTGAAGATCCCTTAAAAGCTATATATAAAGCAGGACAAATTGTAATATTAATGTCTATTTATGGAGCTAACCAAGAAGAAGCAAATGAATTATATGAAATGGCTTGGGAATTATCTCAAAATGAAGGACCAAATAAAGGATATTTTAATACATTAGTTGAAGATGCTTTTAATAATTCTAGAACTCTTTTAGAACAAGCAGTAGCTAATGAAGGATATGAATGGAAAGAAGGAGATAGAGTATTAGACTCAACTATTAAAAATCTATTTTTAGGAGGAGTTACAGATGAAGATAAGATAAAAACTTATATAAGTCAATTAAGAAGAGCGGGTAAATCATTAGAAAATAAAGCTAATGCCTTTGGTGGTGCTTTTAATCCTACAAAGAAAAGTTGGGCTAATGAAAATGATTTTTATAGTCAAGCAAAATTAGAATCATATGCTACTAGGTTATACAATACTGCTGAAAATAATTATAATAACTTAGGATCTTTTGAAAGTTTAAGACCTGAAATGAAAAAAAGAAAACGTCTTATGCAAGCTGTATTTGAAGAAGCTAATTACCTAAGTTTACAAAACCCAGAAATTTCATTTAATGATCCCTTATCAGAATATTTTCTTAGTAAAGAAGTAGGATATAATATGCCTATTATTAATGGACAACCAATTGTGGGAGATGGAAATTCACCTATTTCATTTGATGAAGTTGAAGCTTTATGGACTTTAGAAAAAGAGTACCAAACTGAGTGGTGGATTTATAATCTAATACCAGGTTCATTTCCAGAGGAAGCAATGTTTGAAGGAAAACCAGTAATTTATACATTTTTAAATTCAAGTTATGGAAATTTTCTTTCTTTTTCTAAAACTCAATTAATGAAAAAATTAAGAGAAGCATTAGGAATAGAATGGTATAATGCAAATGCATTTACAACATCAGAACTAAGTTTTTGGGGTATTGATCCTGCAATAAATCCTATTTCACCATCTGCTAGAGCTAATGACCCTAATAAAAATTTAGATCCAAATGATCCCTGGTATTTTGAATTTGGTAAAAATGGTTTACCTGTACCAACTGGGTCATAATTGATATAAAAACATAAATTAATAATATTTATAATAAAACTAACGATGAAATTAACAGAATTAAAAAAAGTATTAAAAGAAACTGTTAGAGAAGTAATACAAGAAGAATTGAAGGATATACTTTTAGAGGCAGTAAAATCCCCAAAAGTAATCACACAAACACCAGTAATGGAATCTTTTAATCCTTCAGTTTCAACCTCACCTCCAACTCCACCAGCAACCCCAGTAATGTCTTCACAAGATAAAAGAGAGGCTTATCAAAATATTTTAGGAGAAACTTCAGCAGGTTTTACAAGTAATAATGCTCAAACTTTTCAACCAAACCCTTCAATGGATATGACAAATGGTTCTTTACCACCAGGAAATGTAGGTATGGATCAAATAATGAATCTAATGAATACTAAATAATGGCTGAAATTATTTCTACACCTACTTCTTTAATAGGCAGCGGAAGTGCTGCCCAAGGTTTTAGTTTTCCTATATCAGGAAACGCTGTATTTAACCCTACATATACTGCAGAAGAAGTAATAAGAACTAATTTAATTAATTGGTTATTAACTAATAAAGGTGAAAGAGTAATGAAACCTAATTTTGGAGCAAATTTAAGAGATTTTATTGGAGAGGGAATTAGTGATGGGACGAATGTAGCAATTGAAGATAGAATTAGAGATAATATAGCAATTAATTTTCCTTCAATAGAAGTAAAAGAAATAACATTTGAAAATGAACCTGATAGAAATACAATAAATTTATTTATAACTTATTTAATTTTAAATATAGGGATTGAAGATGAAATTAATATATCACTACAATAATGGCAAACTTACAAAGAAATATAACATATACTAATAGAGATTTTAATACTTTTAGAGATTCTCTTATAAATTATTCACAAACGTATTTTCCAAATACATATAATGATTTCTCTAATGATTCAACTGGAATGTTATTTATTGAAATGGCTGCTTATGTAGGAGATGTTTTATCTTTTTATTTAGATAATCAAATTCAAGAAACTTTTATACAATATGCTAGACAAGAATCAAATTTATTTGATTTAGCTTATATGTTGGGTTCTAGACCTAAAGTAACAACAGTAGCAACAACTGATATATCTATTTACCAACAACTCCCAGCAAAAATAGCATCAAATGGGGAATATGTTCCTGATTATGATTATGCTTTAAGAATTCCTGAAAATTTTCAATTAACTTCTAATACAAACTCTTCTTTAAATTTTATTACAGAAGATATTTGTGATTTTTCAGTATCCTCATCTCAAGATCCTACAGAAGTTTCAATATATTCTTTAAGTGGAGTTAACCCAACTAGATTTTTATTAAAGAAAACTAGAAAAAGTATTTCAGGAACTGTAAAATCAAAAGAATTTACCTTTACAACTCCAAGTAAATTTCCAACTGTTATCTTAAATGATACCAGTATAATTAATGTATTAGATTGTTTTGATAGTGGGGGTAATGAGTGGTATGAAGTATTAAATTTGCACAAAGATACTGTTTTTACTACAAAAATAAACGCAAGTTACACAGACCCAAATGCAATACAAGATGATGCTCCTAATTTATTAAATTTAAAACAAGTTCAAAGAAGGTTTACTACAAGATTTTTAAGCTCTACACAACTACAATTAGGATTTGGTGCTGGGACTGTAAGTGATAATGATGAAAATTTAGTCCCAAATCCTGATAATGTAGGAACAGGTTTAGCTTTTTCTAAAGATAAATTAACTACAGCCTATTCCCCATTAAATTTTATGTTTACTGATACTTATGGAATAGCTCCATCTAATACAGTTTTAACATTTAGATATTTAGTAGGAGGAGGATTAGCTGCAAATGTAGCTTCTGGTGCTTTAACAATTTTTAATACTACTAACATTCAGTTTGTTAATCCTAATATTACAAATTCAGCACTAGCAAATACTATTTTTGAATCTGTAGCTACTAATAATATACAAGCAGCTGATGGAGGACAAGGAGCAGATACTATAGAGGAAATAAGACAAAATGCTTTAGGTAATTTTCAAAATCAATTAAGAACAGTTACACAACAGGATTATTTAATTAGATCATTAAGTATGCCTTCAAATATAGGTACTATAGCAAAATCCTATATTGAACCTACTAAAGTAGCAGAATATCAATTAGGTGAATTACCTACTATTTTAGATATGTATGTATTGTCTTATAATTCTCAAAAACAGTTAAGAACAGCATCTAAAACCTTAAAACAAAATTTAAAAACTTATTTATCTGAATATAGAATGATTAATGATTCTATAAAAATAAAAGATGCCTATATAATTAATATAATTTGTAATTTTGATATAATAGTATTACCTAATTTTAACAATAATACTGTAATTCTTAATTGTATAAATGAATTAACAAATTATTTTAATATAGATAATTTTAATATTAATCAACCTATTTTATTAAAGAGTTTAACTATACTTCTAGATAAAGTAGAAGGAGTACAAACAGTAATAAATGTTGAAATTCAAAATATATCAGGAGCAAGTAAGGGATATAGTGATTATTCATATGATATTAATGCAGCTACAAACAATGGAGTTATTTACCCTTCAGTTGATCCTATGGTTTTTGAATTAAAATATCCTGGAGTTGATATTACTGGAAGAGTAGTACCATTATAAAAATAAAAAAATGAAAAGTCTATTAGAAATATATAACAGTCAAAATAAATCTCAACCTATAGATGGTACTCCTATAGACGGAGGAGCTACAAATGACTCACCATCAAATTTTATCCAAAATTATACTCCTGAAAATCCTTTTTATACTAATAATGAGGGTATAGTAAGAGCTACAGATGGTGAATCTCCATTAACAAATACATTTAAAACAACAGCTTTAGATGTTGAAAATTCAGAAGCAGGAATAGAACAAGGAGCTGCTGGAGGTCCTAATAGAACATCAGCTGCAAATGGTATAAAATCTAAATTTTTAGATGGAGGAAATTATAAAGTTTTAAGATATCCTACAAGAGCAAAATTTATTGATACTACTAATGATACAGAAGATGGGGGTGTATTAGAAACTATGACATTACAACAGTATACTCCCAATAGAACTTATTTAGAGGTATTAGCAGATCCTAGTAAAGCAATAGAACAAGTAATACAAGGAGAAAAAGGTGAACCAACACCTGGAGGTATACCTACAACTATTGATGAAAATATAGTTCCTGAAGGTGTAAAACCATCACTTGATAAATTAAAAAACTTTTCAATCTAACCTATGGCAATTTATAAACTATTCCCTTCAAAAGACTCTACATTATATACTCAAAATCCTCTAATGAATACCGGATTAGATGAAATATTAGAAGCATCTACTTATTTACTAAATGATAAAGCACAAACTAGTAGATATTTAATGAAATTTTCACAAAATGAAATTAATGGAACTTATGATACTTATATTTCAGGTTCACAATCTAATTCAAATATAAATTATTTAAATGGAAATATCTTTTCTTCAATAGTTGATAATCCAATAGGTTTAGATGCTAGTGTAGGTGGGGCAAATTTATTCTATCCCCTTACATCATCTACAGGAAATGGTATAGGAGCATTTGTAGAACTTTATACAACAGCAGGAACAATTGCATCAACTTATATTGGGGGAATTGCAAATGAAAATAGAGAATTTAGAGGAAAAAATTATAAACCTGGGGATAAAGTAATAATAAGCGGTTTAAAAAAAGCAACAGGGGGATTTACAACAGCATCTTATACCTTAACAGCAGGTGATTTTTTACCTAAACCTTGGGGATCTGATTTAAAAAATTATGCTGCTGTAGTAACAAATTTAAATTCTACTTCATATTTAAAAGTTTATCCTATTTCACAAAGTTGGGATATGGGAACAGGAAGATTTGGAAATTCTCCTATTAGTACAAATGGTTGTAGTTGGACAGCATCAATTGAATCCAAAGAATGGTTTAGTGCTTCTAATAATGGGGTAAATTTTGCTCAAAATACAACAGGATCATTTAATGTTAATTATGGGGGTAGTGGAGGTGGAACCTGGTATACAGGATCTAATACTTCGAAAAATATTACCCAAACCCAAACTTTTACATATTCTGATACTATAGATTTAAATGTTGATGTAACTAATACCGTAGATATTTGGATAAGTCAATCTAAAATTATTACTGGTGGAGATATACCAAATGAAGGATTTATTGTTAAACAAACCTCATCTGTTGAATTTGTCCCTTCCCAATCTCAAGCATCTACCTTTAAATATTACTCAGTAGATACTAATACTATATACCCCCCTCAATTAGAAATTAAATTTGATGATTTTTCTTATTTTACTTCTTCTAAAATGAATGAATTATACCAACCAGAAGCTTTTATATCTTCATATAATAATGATGGAATTTATTATTCTGAAAGCATTCAAAGATTTAGAATAGCAGCAGTTCCTCAATACCCAGCAAAAGTATTTCAAACGGCTTCAGGATATTTAACAAACTATTATTTACCAAAAAATTCATATTATTCTATAAAGGATTCAGAAACTAATGAATATGTAATTAATTTTGATACTACTTATACTCAAATAAGTGCTGATACAACTTCAAGTTATTTTGATATTTATATGGGAGGATTAGAACCTGAAAGATATTATACTATTTTATTAAAAACTACAATTGATAATACTACAAAGGTATTTAATGAAGATATAATGTTTAAAGTAATAAATGGATAATGAAAAATATAACATTAAAAGCCCAAAGATTTGATAAAGATAAATTTAATGAAACTGTAGATACTAAATTTACTCAATTAGTTGATGTTCCAAACCCATCATTTTTTGATAGAGATTTAGCTGTATTATCTGATTTTTGGTATCTTTATGATAAATTCTTTTACATTATACCTAAGCTTGGAGAAATAGAATCTCATCAGTATCTTGCTAAAACTAGTGGTGAATATGCTGATTTTGCAACTATAAATGATGAAATAAAAGCCTTATTAGATGAAATAGCTGAATTAAGAACAGAAAATTTAAACTTAATTAAAGAAGCTACTAATTTAGAAGGAGCTTTTGAAGAAGAAGAATCAGGAAATCCTAGAGATAATTTATCAGATATTCCTTTTGCACCAGTTGATTTACAAATAAGATAATAATAAAAATAAATGATGATATGATTTCTTCTTCAATTACTCAAATAAATGCAGAGATATTTCTTCAAGAAGGTTATGAATTAAGTTTAGATGCTATTGTCCCTTCAGTAGAATTAACAGGTTCATTTACACCCTTTCGAAGTAAAACTCAATTATTTATTTATGATTATTCTCATACTTTAGTATATCAAAATCCTGATTATGAAGCTAATGGATCTTTTTTACCCTCTTCTCCGGGATCCAGTACTACTTCAACAACTTCTAGTTATAACAAATTTGAATTAAATCCCCAAGAAGATGTTATTAGTCAAGGTTATTCTTCAGGTATGTATTATGCTCTTTATAATTTTATAGATTATGAATTAGGATCTGAATTATCTATTGATAGTATAACCCCAGCAGATGAAAAAAATCCTGTAGATGTAACTAATTATGGAGGCCATCCTTATTTTATATCAGAAATATCTGGGGATAGAACAGAATTAAGAATACAAAATAATTTTCTTTCACCAACACAAATAGAAAACTATTATAATAATTTTACTAATAAAATTAATGCACGAGAAAATGCAGATGAATTCTATATTTCGTTTGATAATAATAGAAATTTTATAGCAGTAAATAGTCAATTAAAATCAGATCTAACAGATTTATCAACACCTACTTCTATATTAATTAAATTATACAAACCACTACCACCTGAATTTGTAGAAGAACAACAACTTCAAATTATTTCAAAAGCAGGAGAAACTCAAGTGTTTGCAATAGATTTCAAACCTAACTTACAGTTTGTAGATAATTTACTTTCTTTAAAAGGTCCTAATTATAATATAGATTTAAAAGACAAAATAAATAATTCAACTAATAAAAAAAGTTTAAGTGATTTAGTCAATACAGCTAGTTCACAATCTTATTATCAATTTAATAATTTAAATAATCAAAAAGGTGTTATTTTAAGAAAAGATTGGAGTGATTGGAGTCAATTCGTTAAATATTCATCAGCAGAACAAAGATTAAATAATTTTAAAGATAAAATGACTTCTATTGAAAGTTATGAAAATGAATTATCTCTTCTTGGAACTCTAGGAAGTAATGTTAAAACTACTCCTGATTATTCTTCTAGTTATAACAATATAAGTAATAATATAAATCAAATAATTAGTAAATTTGATAGTTATGAATATTTTTTATACTATATAACAGGATCTGAATCCTGGCCTAAATATACATCAACATACCCATATACAAATTATTCAGTAACTAGTTCTGCAATATCAAATTGGTTTGGAAGTACAGATGAAACAAGTCCTTTTTATAATTCAGGAAAAAATCAAATATACTCAGCTTCTATTTATGATGAAAATAATCAAGACTATTTATATTATTTAATTCCCACTTTTATAACTGACAACAGTAGTAATGATAGATATACACAGTTTGTAAATATGACTGGACAAGCTTTTGATGAAATGTATCTTTATACAGAAGCAGTAGAACAAGTTAGAAATACAAATTCAAGTTTAACTGGAGATGTTTTACCTTTAGGGTTAGCAGATGAAGCTATAGAATCTTTAGGATTTGAAACTTATGGAAATAATTTCAATTCTATAGGATTTAATCCAAACCAAATTGGGGTAAAACCACCTGCTGGGTCTGGTTTAGAATATATAACTCGTTATATAGATATTGCTTCTGGTTCTGTTGTAAATTATTATGATAAACAAGAATCAACCTTAGGATATGTTATAGCATTAGCAGATCCTTCATTCCCTTATCCTATAGATAATGCAGCTCAAGAAATATATAAAAGAATATTCCATAATATGGTTTCTTTAGTAAAAAGAAAAGGAACAGTTACAGGATTAAGACAATTAATTAATATATGGGGTGTTCCAAGTACAATGCTTCGTATAAGTGAGTTTGGGGGAAAAAATAAAGATGATGAAAATGATTATGACTTATGGATGAATCGTTATAGTACTGCTTTAACTACATATGATTATCAATCAGGAAATCCAGATGGTATTCCTTCTGCATCTGTTAGAATTCCTTGGCAACCCCTAAATTCTAATTTTATTAAAGCTCCAGTATATAATGGTGTTAGTGAATATATTGTACCTAGTTGTATACAATTTAGATTTAAAGTAGATGAAGTAGTAACACCAACATCAAATTTTTCACAATCTTTATTAGTAAAAGGAAATTTAAAAGATGGATTTGCTGATTTTGCTTTAACATTAGCTTACTCAGGTTCACAATCTGGATCATATTCTGGATCCGCTCTACCAAATAATTATCAATATGGAGAATTAACATTTGCATTATCAGGTTCTGTAGCCGAAGGAGGAACTTTAGTTACTACCCCAATTTCTCTTCCATTTTTTAATAATGAATGGTGGTCAGTTCAATTACAAAGGCTTAACACAATACCCATGACACTTCATAATAGTCAAGCTCAAACATGGGAATTAAAAGTTGCAAATAATATATATGATGGTTATGATGGTAACAAAATAGGATTTACAGGATCAGCTGATATTATTACAACTGGTTTAAAACCATCATACAATCTTGCATGGAATACTAATCATGGTGTTACTACATTTTCACCATCAACAAATGATTCATATGCTAGAGGAAATAGTTCTATAGTTTTAGGTGGAATGATGGAAATATTGGGTGAAAATAATCAATTTACAGGAGCTACTGCAGCAGATCCTACAAATAGATTAAATATTGGAAAGGGTTTTTCTGGATCATTTCAAGAATTTAGACTTTATAGCCAAGCAATGTCTAGTTCTCAATTTAATGATTATGTAATGAATCCTGAATCAATCCAGGGTCATTCAGATTCAGTTGATAACATTTATTCAAATTCATTTCCTTATGGAGATGGTAGTTCATATGATTTATTATCTTTTAGATTACCTTTAGGAAATGAATTAGAATATACTGAAGTTACTGGAAGTGCTAACTCAGCTAATATTCCCTCTTCTTATGGAAAAGTAAAACAACTTGTATTTGGTGGTAATTCTGCTTTTGCAGGAAATGAAGCTTTGGGATCATTACACCCTTCAATAGTAAATAGAAAAGGATCTTTATTTACAGGCTCCTTTGTTAATACTTCTACAAATGCAACTTCATCTCAATATAGTATATGCTGGCAAGGAAGAACTGACACAATCATTTTTCCACCTGATTCAGTTACATCATCTTATTTAGCCCCTAATACAGAAATAAATTATATGGACCAGCCTTCAGCTGGTATTAGAAATAGAATAAAAAATAAAATACAAGTAATTGATGGGAATGAATACGGTAAAGTATTATCTCCTTTTAGATCAATACAACAAGAATTTGAACAAAGTTCAAGTTATACTGAAGATTTAAATTCATTAGAAGTTGGTTTTTCTTTTGAAAATGAAATAAATGATGATATTATAGCTACTTTTGGACATGGTGTAGTTTCTGATGCAATAGCTGATCCAAGATTTATATCCGAAAGTAATGATAGGTATCCTGAATTAACTCGTATAGCAGAAGATTATTTTAAAAAATACCAAGGTGTTTCATTTACTAGTCCTGCTTATAATGGTGGAAAACCTACTACTATTGAAAAAAGATATGATTATAATAGATTAATTCAATTTTATGAAACATCATTATTTAAAGCAATAAAAAATTATGTACCTGCTCGTACAAGTTTAAGTACAGGAATCATCGTAAAACAACATCTATTAGAACGAAACAAAGCAACTGCAGTGATTGGGGTTAATCCTAATACTCCTATAGCTAAGACGCCTGAAACCGGCTCTGATGTTTATGGTTATACTGATCAAACAGGATTTAATAGTGTAATATCAAAAAGAAATTTATTAATTACTTCAAGTATTGCAGTAGGTTCTTTAACAGGTAGTGCAGGAGGTAGTATTAATAAATATAATGGTTTATCATATAATAATATTGAGGGTGATAATTTAGCTTATATAACTTGGCAAGCTGGTGGAACCGCAGGTCAACCAAATCTTTCTTCTAATCCATTAAATCTTTTTACTAATGAATCTCTAAATAATGATTATCAAAATTTAGCATCTTTATATGGAAAAGGTTCTGGATCTTTAGAAGAAGGAGGTGGATATTTAGCATTTGAAAGAGCATTAACTACTAATATTTATTTAGATATCAATTTTAACTCCGGTACAACACCAAATATTATATCACTTGATTTAATATCAGATAAAAGAGGTGTTATCTATAATTTTACACAAAGTATACCTCTTAATGTTAGTCCTAATCCATTCCCCTACCTTCTTCCTATAGAAGGTACTCATAATGATGAATTATTTACATTTTACCCTGGTGAAAAAATACAATTACTAGCTAAAACATTAAGTGGAGATTTAAAACTCCAAAACCATCAAATAATATTTGGAAATGTAGCTCAACCTGGTTATTCAGCATTCTATGGTATTTTCTCTCCAACTTCATCTCAACAATTTTATTATACATTAGATAATTTTACAGGAGATACAATTATTAAGGATACTCAAGAAGAATTTTATAATGGTGAATATAGTGGTAGTAATATACCAACTATTCCTGCTCAATATAATCCTTATAGAATATTTGCTGATGGAAATGATAAAACACCAGACATAATTCCTGCTGATCAACCTTATGTTGATTTTACTCAAGGTACACCTGGTCCTAGTTCTGGAGGATATTTTACAATAACTGGAAAAAATGTAATTAGTGCTAATCCTACTTATACCCCATCTTCCCAAAACTTATCTTTTCAAAATATATTCCAAAATTTAAAAGTTGGAGCGGAATATGAGATTAGTATTACTGTAACTAACTTTGCAAATATTGTTCCAACAAATTACTTACAGGTTGGTTTAACTGGTGTTAATGGTAATGGAAATAATCCATGGGATGAAGCATTACGAATTACTGGTAATGGTAATTTTGAAGGAGGTGATGGAATTAATATCGTAAAATCTAATACAACATCACCAACATTTAATCATTTAACATTTACTGCAACTGATGATGGTACAGCTGGAATAGCTGACGCAGGTGCAATTAATTGGTATGCAGATGGGATTAATGCTGATTTTACTATTACAGTTAATTATATTAGGGAAGTAGAAAGTTTAGGTCCTAAACACTTTTATGAAAGAGATGCTTTTACTATAGTACCTTCTCAAAGTCAATTATTTCAAAATTCACCATATAATCCTATAATTAATAATATAAGTGGTAGTAGACTAAATTCTTATTTATTTGATCAAGATTTTGATCCCCCTACTCCATCTTTTATTGAAGGAGCTTTAGCTCGTAATGAAGGAATACCTGCAGATTATACTTTATTAATATCTTCATCTCAATTAGGTTTTGAAGGTGCAAATCCAACAAATGATAATTTATTAGAATATTCTGAAGTACCTGATAGTAATTATACAATTAAATCAAGTATAAACCCAAGATATGATGGTAGTAAAATAACAAGTGCTGATTATAATTTTGGAATAACAGAAATAAGTTTATCTGAAAGTATTGCACCAAATGTTATAACAAGCCCTCTAAGACTACCAGGATTTCAAAAAGCAAGTAAAATTAGATTTTTAAATGGAGAAACAGGTAGTTGGAAGGGAGATTCTACAAATCAATTTAATTCTGCTATAGATGCTCGTCCTATTTATTTTGCTCATTTTAAATCTTCTTATGAAAATTTTGAAATATTTAATACTACAACATTTGAAGTTGATACTTTAATTCAAATCCCATTTAATTCTATACAAAGTGAACAAGCACCTATTATTACATCATCTCAATTAACTGGAAATAATGAAAATTTAATAGCTGTAGGAAGTACTTTTTTACCACAAAGAAAAGTAAAAGCAGTTTATAACCAATCTACAAAACAATTTAGAAATTTAAAACAATTTATTACACCTTCTTCTCCATTTATTTCATCACCTACTCTTAATTATTCTTTATTAGATAACAATTCAAATTATATTACATTTCCTGCTCAAGAATTAACAAGTACGTTTACTAATCAAAAATTAGAAGAACAAGTAGTATTAACACAATCCTTTTTTGCCCCGATTTGGACTGATATTAATGTAAATTATGATAATAATGAAAATGGAAGAACAATATGGCAAATAAATAATACTAGAGTAAATGGAGCTTTAGATGCAGCTACTGAAATGTTTACATCAAGTATTGTACCTGCCCCTCAAAATTCAGCAGGCTCATCAATTAGTTTATACACTACAGGAAGTTCAATTAAAGGTAACCAAGAGGGTTATGGATTACTTTATTTAGGGGGATCTGCTTTAGCTGCTACAGATCTTTTTTCTTTTGCATTTGGAACTTTAGGTACAGTCTTACAATATGATATTAATGGACCTCATTTTCAAATGATGAATTCTATTAATAGAAATATAGATATAGGAAATGTTGCATATTCAAGTTCAACCCAAACCTGGTATGATGGTGCAACTGGAGCTCCTTTTATAAATTCTAGTTGGGCGATAAATAATGTTCCTCCATATATTCGTGGAAATCCTTATAATAGAGTTTCACCCGTATCTTATGTAGCTAGTTCTTTTCTGGTAAATGAAGGTAATCAAAAAATAGATAATTCTACTATACCATTACTACCTTCAAATCCTTTAAGATCAACAGCAATAAGAGGACCACAAAATTATTTTCAATATAATTACTCTCAATCTGTTTTAACAGAATATACAGATAAAAAACAACCTATTACTATAGATGAAGGAGATACTATAAGAGTAACGTATGCTTATTTAGAAGATTCAGGAGGTATTCCAGGTAAAATTGCTGGAGGAGGAATAGGGTTAAATGATATTTCTAATAGTGAACTAGTTAGTCAAAATTTCAAAGTATTAGGATATGAATTACCACCACCTTTATTATTATTTACAGATGCTCAATCTGAACATTCTAGTATTGGAGAAAGTAAAGATGTTTGGACTTCTTCTATTGGAACTACTTTTACTGCAAGTGTTACTAATTTACCCCCAACAGGATTTTTCTCTCCTGATAAGTTAAAAGAAAGATTTGATTTAATAGCTACTAATGGACAGTCTATGATAGGAACATGTTCACAAACTAATGGTAGTATTGCTAATATTTGGTCAGGATCTGTTGATAATTGTGAAGTTTTAACTAGATGGGGGGAACCATCAGGTTCAACTACAACTATAGCTCCAACAGGAAGTATAAAAGTAACATTTACTACTCGAAAACCAGGTATCCTTCCACTTTCTAACTTTGTAAATGTATCAACTACTCAAGAAATATTAAGAAACAGTATGACAGGAATAGTAGCTGGAGCTTATGCAACAGGTTCAAATTTAACTTATTATGAAGCAATAACATCACAATATCAATATCTAGTTGAGGATGGAACACAATATCAACCTTTAGATCCAGCATTTATTTTTGATACTTTAAAAGTTACACCAGATCCAACTACTTTATTAAAACCAATACCTAAAGGATCTATTATGGCTGCAACTCATTATAAAAGAATAGATAATGATACTAAAGTTGTTGTTGATTTATCTCAACCTGAAGGATCAGTAGGTGCCCTAACACCTTCAGGAGATGGATATTTAATACCTGATGATTTAACAGCTACACAACAAGACAATGTTCAAAAATTAATTAATGTACTAAAATCACAAAATGCATTTACAAATCCACCAGATGCAAATGAAACTAATGATGTAAGTTAACTATAATTTGGATTAAAAATAAAAAATACATATATTTATAACAAAAATACAATTAGAAAATGGGATATTTAAATAATCAAGTAGTAACAGTAGATGCTATTCTAACAAAAAAAGGAAGAGAATTATTAGCTAAAGGAGGTAATAGTTTTAATATAACACAATTTTCACTAGCAGATGATGAAGTAGATTATTCATTATATAATCCTAATCATCCATCGGGATCAGCATATTATGGTGAAGCAATTGAAAATATGCCTGTATTAGAAGCTTTTCCTAATGAGTTACAAACTATGAAGTATAAATTAGTAACATTACCTAGATCAACAGCAGTAATGCCTACTATAACTCTTGGAATGAGTACAATTCAATTAATAACAGGAGAATCAACAACCCCAGCTCTTGCTCCTCAAACTTCAACTTTTTCAGGAGTAGCAGCAGAACCAGAAGGATATACTGTAACATTTTCAAATATTACTTATGCTACATTAACGGGTGGAGGAGCTACGGCTGATGAGACTTTAAATACTGAACAAACTTTAGGTACTAATGTTTCTAAAACAGTAGTAGGTACTACCTTTACATTAGATGCTACATCAATTAATATATTTGGATCATTAACTGTATTATATGCTACTTTAACTATTGTAGGTAGAGGAACAGGAGCAAGATTGCAAGTTCCATTTGAGTTAAGGAAATCACCTGGAATGCAATAAAATTTAAAAACTTAAAAAAAAAAACAATATGGCTAACGGAGCTTTCACAGAATTTGGATCAGGTGATATAATTAATAGTATAGATTCTACAACAGGAACTTTATGGAGTGATAATCAACCTAGATTAACAGAAATGTTTACATCTTCAGTTCAAAATGCATCAAATTCAGGACAATACTATATTCATGTATATCAAACAGCATCTACATTAACAAATGCAGCAGTTCAATTCGACATAGCTTTTGCTGATGAAAATGGTAGTGGTAGTTTAGATTATAATTCTTTAGTCCCAGGTAAATCACCTTCATCTACTATATTTGGACAATATCAAAATATTGCATTAGGAGATGATACAGATCCTTTTATATTTGGTGATTTTACTGGATCATATTTTTATGCTTTAGCAATTGAGAGAGCAAGATATAAAGAATCATTAGCATTAGGAGTAATGTCTTTATCCTTAAAAAAAGGATCTGATCAAATAACTTTAACTGATAATAGTAATATAAGTACTGGAAATGTTTTTGGAAATGCAGGAAGAGTTTATCAAGTAGTTTCAGGATCAGAAGGAACAGTTTATACAGGTTTTAATTCTAATGGTTTTACACCACGTTCAGGATCATATGGTTTATTTTTACCTGACGTAGGTTTAGTATTATTAAATGGAGCAGCATTAGATGGAGCTAATTCAATATCTGTAGATGGAGGAATATCTTTAGGTACATTAAGAGCTTCAAATACTAATAATGCTAATATGGGTAGATTAAATACAGCTATATCTGAAAGTCTTGTAGCTAGTAGACCATTTCGTTTAAATTCACAAGAAACTTTAGCATCTGATTTTTATTTTGTAAGAGCACAAAACTCAGAATTTAATTATTCATCTAATCCTTCATTTGTTTCAGGATCTACTGGACAACTTTTATTTCCAACTATGTATAATAATCCTCAAACTTTTATAACATCTGTTGGTTTGTATAATGGTGCAAATGAATTATGTGCTATAGCAAAATTAAGTAGACCGCTAGTTAAAGATTTTACAAAAGAACTACTCGTTAGAGTTAAATTAGATTACTAAAAATGTATGTCAGCGTACAAACAATTTACAACCAAGGACATTGTAATAACTCCATTCTCAGCTAATAAGGGATTTAGATTTACTGGTAATCCCATGACAGCTTCTAATGTAGGAGTTGAAATTTATTTCGGTACTCAACCACCTACTAATAAATTAATATTTGAAACTACACAAAATACTATTTGGACTGGATTTTCATCAACAGTTTCTGGATCTCAAAATTTTACAGGATTTACAAATAAATTAAATACTAATTCTGTTTATTCAAGTGTAATGCAACTTTATTACTCTAATTATTTTGGAAGTCAATCTGGTAGTTTAGTTGCTACTTCAAGCTTAGTATATGGTTTAGAAGGTCCTCGAAATAATCCATTTGCTTCATATAATAATATTAATATAGGCATTAGTGGATCAAATAATATACCTATTGGAGCTATAAAAAGTCCTCAATATGATAATTATCTATCAAGTACTATTACCCAAACTAAAACAGCATTATTAGGAGAAAATGTTCTTGTATCCTCTACAGCTAATAATAATTTTTTATCATTAATCTCAATTCCTTCAAAATTATGGGGTAATAATATTGAACCCCAAAGTATAAACTTAGAATGGAAACCATCTGGGGGTGCAACTACATATTCCGTCTATGATGATGGTAATGGAAATTTATTTTATTCAGAAAATACAACTCCCATTAATAACCAATATTGTGGTAATGTAATTTATGAACATGGAAATATAATTTTAACTCCTATAAGTGAATCCGCAGGTAATCCATATTCAGCTAATGTAGCACCCCTTGCTATTGTAGGACAGAGTGTTTTAGGGGGACAAAATGGATATAGTTTAACTAATCAATTACAATATCTTACTGTAGGATGGTCCTCATCAGTTATGTTATATGAACATCAATACAAATGTGTTGTAAGAGAAAATGAATTTGGTTATTCATTAAATCCATCATTATTATCAGGTAGTCAAAATTCACAAGCTATTTTAGGACAAAATACAGTTTATAAAGATTTTGCAACTGGATCTTATTTTAGTCCTTATATTACAACTGTAGGATTATATGATAATGATCAAAATTTATTAGCTATTGGAAAATTATCTTCTGCTACAAAAGTTCCAACAAATGCTGATTTAGAAATTCAAGTAACATTTGATTCTTAATAATGAATTGGATTTACAATAAAGAAGAAATAATTAGTATAGAGCAATTAAAAAAACAAGTTATGGGATTTGTTTATAGAATAGATCACATCCCATCTGGTAAATCCTATATAGGCAAAAAATTTCTTGTATTTACTCGCAAACAAAAATTAGGTAAAAAAGAATTAAAAATATTTGAGGGTCAAAAAGGTAGACCACCTAAATTTAAAGTAGTTTCTAAGGAATCAGATTGGAAAACTTATTGGAGTTCAAATAAGCAATTAGTAGAATTAGTTAAAAAAGAACCAAAAGAAAATTTTAAACGTATAATTCTCCATTTTGCCAATAGTAAAAAAGAATTAACTTATTTTGAAACTAAATATCAATTTTTATACGAGGTTTTAGAAAAACCTAATGAATTTTTTAATGATAACATATTAGGAAAATTCTTTACACGTGACTTTGGAGATATAAAATAGTATTCGTACATTCCCCATATGATAAATGAGCTACTAGTAAACTTAGTAAGTAAAGTATTAGGTCAAGGTAAACAAACTGCTCGAGGTAATAGAGCTTTTAATTGTCCTTTATGTAATCATTCAAAACCTAAATTAGAAATTAATTTTACAGATAATAAAAAAGGATATCACCCTTGGCATTGTTGGGTTTGTAATGAAAAGGGGAAATTTTTAAATGGATTATTTAAAAAAATAAAAGCACCCCCAGAACATTTTGATGAATTAAAATCTTTAGTAAAAACAGGATACCAAGTTAATGATATAGAAGTAATTAAATATGATATTAAATTACCTAAAGGATTTACACCTATAACTAATAATAATAAAAATTTAATAGGAAGACAAGCTTGGTTTTACTTAAAAAATAGAGGAATAACTTTAGATGATATTGAAAAATATAACATAGGTTATTGTGAATATGGTGGGTATGCTAAAATGGTTATTATCCCTTCTTATGATAAAAACGGACAATTGAATTATTATACAGGAAGATCATTTGAAAAAGATCCTTATGTTAAATATAAAAATCCTGAGGCTTCACGTAATATAATACCTAATGAACATTTAATTAATTGGTCATTACCTCTTGTAATATGTGAGGGTATGTTTGATGCCATTGCTATAAAACGTAATGCTATACCATTATTAGGTAAAAATATCCAATCAGAATTAATGAAAAAAATAGTAACCTCAACAATTGAAAAAATATATATAGCTTTAGATACAGATGCTATGAAACAAGCTATAAAATTTTCAGAAGAATTTTTAAATGAGGGAAAAGAAGTTTATTTAATAGATTTAAAGGGGAAAGACCCCAGTGAAATAGGATTTTCCAATTTTACTAATTTAATTCAAAACACCTATCCATTAACTTCATATCAATTAATGGAAAGGAAATTACAATTAATATGAAAAAAAGAAATATTAAAAAATCTTATAATAGGATTTTAGAAATTAGTGAAGACTCAAAACAAATTACTCTTCCTGATGCAAGGTATTATAGAAGAAATGGTAAATATTATCCTTCTATAACCTATGTTTTAAGTTGTTACCCAAAAGGTAAACATTTTCAAGACTGGTTAAAAAAAGTAGGTTTTAGTGCTGATTGGATTGTTAAAAAAGCAGCTGAAGAAGGTACTCAAGTACATGAAATGATTGAAGATTATCTTAATGGTAAAGAATTAAATT